GCAAGTCCGTTGGCAGAGACTACGGAGACAGAGGTTACTGTCCCTGATGATCCAGGAGCCACCCAACTACTTGAAGTGCCGTTAGTTGTTAAAATATTTCCGCTATTTCCTGTTTGTGAGGGCAATAAGGCGTTAATAGCTCCAGATGCGGTAGATGCGCCCGTACCCCCATTGGAAATGTTAAGGATTCCGCCAAGAGCCAAAGTACCACTGGTAGTAATTGGTCCACCCGTTAAAGTAAGACCTGTTCCACCTCCAGAACCTGATACCGAAGTAACCGTTCCTCCCGCGCTTGAACTAGCGGTAAGGGTTCCACCTGAGAAACTTAACCCGCTGCCAACAGTTATGGCGCTGATTGCGGTTCCGTTACCTTGAAGAATTCCAATGGAGTTACATGAGATAGTGATATTGGGTGTTGTAGTTGATGTCGCAACAGACCCTGCAAACCCGTTTGCCGTGGCAACAGCAACTGAAGTTACAGTACCCGAACCTGCCCCCGGAGAGCCTGTAGCCCCCCTAACTCCAGAAATAGAAATAACCCATGACGCATAAGTACCAGACCCACCTATAACGGTTACATTAACGGTGAGAGAAGTTCCTGAATATGCCGTAATCTGACCGTAGAAATAATTGGAAGGCGTTGTAGAATAAGAAACTGTAACCCATTGCCCAACTACCCAAGCGATATTGGCTTGTGTCACAAAGGTAAAAGACCCCGTACCAATAGTCTGACTGGTAAGGCTTGTTCCTGATATAACAGGCGTAGAACCCGCAGGTCCTGCTGTACCCACTAACCCATCCCATGTTCCCAAAGTATTAAAAGCGGAGTCCATGAGGACAAATTTATAGCTGCTGGAATCAAACCAAATTTCATTCGGCGGACGACCTGCGGAATTCAAGATAATTGGATTGGCGTTAGGCGTTCCTAAAGTCGAATCTGTCCATGTGCTGTACGGAGTCGTTGTTCCTGCGGAATAAGTGTATAAAAGACCCCCTGATAACGGGTTTCCCAAGTTATCTAAGGCTTGCCACCCTGCCCCAAACGAAGGAGCTATATACGCTGTTGTCATTTAATGTGCTCCAAGACTACATCAGGAGTTACAAATCGCTCGTCTTTATGTTCTACAAAACACCACCATAAAAATTGATTATCCACTAAAACATCCTTATTTTTCAAGAGATTAATATTTTCTGAATGTCCGAATATCAATGGATCAGATACAGACCATAATACTATACCCGGTTTACCTTCAAGCCATGCCAAGTGTTGAAAAAAGCTATCACAACCAATCCACGTTCTACATTCTTTAAGAAGCGCTTTAAGTTCTAAAATTGGCAAGTTTTTACGAAAGTCTGAAACCAATTGTTCTTCGCCATCTATCCCGATTTGAATTATAGGCTCGTCAATTCGGGATATAAGTTCTCGCCAATAAGAAGCGGATGGGCTTTTTGGATTTTCACGTTCCAATTTTTTGGAATATGGGGAAATTATAATCATAGGTATAACTTCCGATAGGCTTTTTCTAGCGAGTCTTTCCACTTCCATTCATCCATCTTTTTATAGATGTTCCATTGATCCAGATTTCCGAATAGGGACTCAGCTTCGGCTATAGATTTTCCGGAAACGACTTCGGGATAACAGGTAAAGATCGCTGGATTCTTAATCTCAGGTAGAATTTTGCTAAATACTAAATGATCGCCAAGGCCACTATTAAGCACCACTACAGTCTTATCCTTAAAATTAATCATGTTCCTGAAAATCTGCTCGTCGTGATGGTACATTTCTTCTTTATTTTCACTGCGAATACCACCTTCAAAATTCCTTAAATGCCATATAGTTGCATTGGGAACCGCTAAAAGTTTGTAACCTTTGAGGAATAATCCATAGGTAAAGAGCGTTTCTTCCCGATGTGCAACGCGAGATAGACCTAGATTATAGTCATGGACTCCGGCTCTATAGAGAAATGAGCAATGGAGATGTTCAACTTCTTTGACAAAAGTTATAGGACTCCATTGGATGTTAGGTTCAGTATCAATGTTTTCAATTTTTCCTGTAGGTGCGAATTGTTCAAATTTAAGCGGGGGCGTTAGGATTGCACCTCCTACTGCACCAACAAATTTATTGATATGAGAAAACAGAGTTTCTAGGACATTAGGTTCTGGTATTGCATCATCATCTACACGCCAGACAAAATCATAACCCATAGTGTTAGCCGATTGATGAATGTAGTTTTGGCCTTTCTTTTCAGCAAAAAGCCATTCCCACTTCACACCTTTAATATCTAACATTTGGAAGAAATATTGATAGATCATTTCCTTCCGCATATCAAAAGGCGCATCGTTATCATCAAAGATGATTAGCTTATCAGGCAGGCGCGTCTGATTGATAATGGCGTTCAGCACCAAGGGCAGCGTAGTGAAATACCTGCCTCGCGTAGCCACTGAACATAGAATTTTAGCCATTAGTCCACCGGCATATCATCAGATTAAGACGATTCTTGTCATCAATGGGCATAGCTTTATCCGATATTTCACCGGCTTCATTGATGTAGTTAAATTCAAATCCGGGGAAGTGTGATTCATTAAGACCATGCAGCTTGTGATGCGGCCCCCAGAAACCCACAGGTTCATTCATGGGCACTGTAATTAACAGACGCTTGCAATGGTTCTGCAATTTTCTGACTATTTTCAGTCCGGTATCAAGGTGCTCAATGACTTCAAAAGCAACTATGGTATCGTATTGTCCAAGCGGGAAATCATTTATGTCCGCGCTGATAAATTCAGCGTTATAGCTCCACTCCTGTTCTTTGGCTACTTCTATAATGATAGGATCGTAGTCCACTCCGGTGTACTCAATATCTTTTGGGAAGAATTGAATACCATAGCCATCAGTACAGCCAATCTCTAAAATTTTATTGCCAATGCGATTCTTATTGGCCCATTCATAGCGCGTGACTTCTCTTGGAAACACCGGATCGCCTTTAAGAAATACAGCGCGCTCCCAATAATTTGAAAGCCGCCATCTGTACCAATCACGATTGTATTTCTTAGCCAGACGAAGGGAATTGAGCAGGAATATATTGCTCCAATCTTTGACTAACTCAGTATCGTGCATTGTTCCCTCACCCGCATGATAGATAGGAAAGACACCTGTATAGGTATTATCAGCCCATTTTTTTTCAAACACTTCACAGACTTCAAATCCGGCTTTTTCAGATTCAATGCAGAACTCTGTATCTTCTCCGCCACCAACACCATATTCTTCATTGAGAAGCCCTATGGCATCAAACACCTTGCGATGCACCATAACGCAAAAGAATACCGCAAAATCGCGCCCTGCTGGTTCGGAATGCCCCTTGATGATGCAGGAAATGCCGCACTTATCATTGTCGCTAAAGGGTTTATCCAGCATTTCCAGCCATTGATTCTTGGGCTGTTCAAGCAAAACTGTGTCATTATTGAGCAGCACAATCTTATCTGAATTGCAGACTTTTATGCCTTTATTAGTAGCTTTAGCATAACCCAAAGGGGCGCTATCCCATACTATTTCCAAATTAGGAATGGCAGTTTCAAGATAGTCCAGATAAGCCCTTGTATTATCAGTGCATCCATTAGCAGAAACGACCAACTCGATGTCGGTCATTTCGGTGTATTTAACAATTGAATCAATACAGGGTTTTAAGTATTTATCGCAATTGTTATAGGTTGGTATTACGATGCTATATTTCATATCGCATATATTACACTAATTACTCCACTGTTCCGTAGGGGCAGTAGGGAATGTAGCAGGAGTTGTAGGAGGATTTACACCAATAGCTCTTACTGCACTTCTATAAGACAAGAATTCAGCTTGATTAGTTAAATGTGGTGTAGATACCGCTGGGTCTGCAACAGAAGCGATAGCTGTCCAATCAGTAGCAGACAATAATGTTTGTGCTTGAGTAGAAGTTTGAGCTTGTAAATTAGCAATATATTGAGCTTGTTGCTCTGGTGTCATTTCAGTAATAGTCCAACCTAATGTCCAAACCCCATCAATTAATGTAGGATTGTCATTTTGAGTGCAAAGCTGAGTAGCAGGGTCATAAGTTGGTTGCGTTGCATCAATTACAGGAGCTAAAGTATTACCTGTAGTAATAGCCGTATCTGTTAATGGATACCAATAAGCTACATCTTGGTTAGTTCCGTAATTGGTGTATGGATTTTGAGCTTGTAATTGAGCAAATCCATAAGGATATAAAATTAGCGTTGTTCCATTAATTTCTGCATATATCATAATTTAAGCCTTAGTTAATTACTGCCGTTGAAGTCTGTTTGTCAATGGTCATTTTACCTAAACAAGCCACATTAAAGTTATCGTTATAGCGAGTATCGTTATCTGAAATTTCGCCATAAGAAGGCACATTGACCTTTAAGTGCTTGAATAAAAACTCATTACCATCTTCAAACACTCGCCATACATGGTCTATAGAGCCACGCCCTTCTTGACCTCTATCCTTATTAAAACGGATTTGATACTTATGTTCACCAGTAGGCTTTGTCACTTCTCCGTTAATAGTGCAAGTAGAGGTATCTTTATCTATATCCATAGTGCCATGACAAAAGACTGAATAATCTGCACCTGTTTGTTGGTCTATTAATGTGGAATTAATGACGACATTTTTAAACAAATACTCTTTATCGTTCTCAAAGATTCTCCAAACATGGTCAGTAGTACCACGACCTTCTTGACCACGGCTTTTATTAATTCTGACTAGATATTTGTTCATACAATAACTGGGGCTTCAGGTTGTGCAGGGGCTTGTCTTACACCAATATTAAAGTGAATAAAGCGGAATGATTTGCTAGAACCGTTACGAGTAAAGGAATGTGGCAACCAAGCATTTGTAAAAATTAACATTCCTGGTTCTGGAATAAAGTTAATCATATTGCTAGCGTTAGTGACTTCTTCACGATTGGTTTCATCCATGCTGATTTGTACTTTGCCTGGTCTTGGGTCATAAATAATCGCCCTTGGACAATCTTTAGGGGTATCAATAAAGTAAAAACCAACTAGCTGTGCGCCATTGTTCGGATGAACATGCTGTTCCATTGAGGACAGTTTATGATGCTCTTGACACCACATCGACTCAAAGAATGTATTTTTATCAGCCATTTGATAGCCTTGTGACTGAAGAATATTCCAACCAGTAGAACCAACAAAGTTTGAAAAGTCAGCCATTCTAGGGTCATCAGCAAAGTTAGCCGTTTGATACAGTTCGCAAAGAGGGTTAGCTTGCATACCCATTTTCTTTAAAGACTTCACATTAGACTTAACGACTTCTTTAGCCGCCTCTAAATACTCAGGCTTTTTAATAATGTATACAGATGAAGGAAAGTAGTTGAGGATTGTTAGCTCATTACTTTCAATCACTTCTTTGACTGCTGTGTCATTGAAATCATCTACTACTGTTACTGTGTTCATTTTAGCTCCTTATACAGTTATTGGTAAAGGTAAAGCTACCCATGAATTCGTTGCACCATCCCATTTAAAATCACCTTCTGGTCTAGGGATAGGCGGTTCATAACGGCAAGTAGCTTCATTAAAAGTCCAAGCTGAGAAGTTTTCTCTATTGGGTAATGCTAACCATCTATCTTTTTCTGCTTGTTGTTTAGTAGCAATTTCATAGGTAGTCATATCACGCAATGCCCAGACATCAGTCCAAATACCATTCGCTTTTTGGTATGTTGGCTCTTGACTATCTAACACTTGATAAATAGTAGGTATAGGTCTTTTAACTCTAATAAAGGTTTCCCAATGTGCAGGAATAGACCCAAATGCCGCTATAAGGTTATCCTCAAAAGCTGGATGATTAATTGGATTTCCATTTTCAGTTTGAATATATAAGTTCATTTTGTTTCTTTAAATTAAGGTGAGCCTACGCAAGTAGACGGAAATTGACGAGAACATCCAGGCCATACAATACGAACTGCTCCACAACCACCTTTTCCTCCAGGATTATCTACATAGGAACTGCCACCCCCGCCACCGCCTCCATATAATCCTCCTGTGCCGCCATTTGTTCCAGATACAGTTTGACCGGCATTTCCTCCTGAGCCACCACCACCTCCAGCTCCAGATGTTGAACCAGCAAGTCCATTACCTCCTTGACCATATAATCCAACGCCAC